CTATCCTGCTGGTAACAATGATGTTTCTCTCCGTCTTGAAGCAGTAAGTACAGCTTTGAGTCGTCTTATTGATGGACAGTCTGCCTTTTTTATTGATCAGAAGTGTGTAAATCTTCTCAAAGGTTTTCGTGGCGGCTATCAATATCGTCGTCTTCAGATCTCTGGAACGGATAGGTATGAAGAGAAACCCAATAAGAACAAGTTCTCTCATGTTCTCGATGCATTGCAGTATGCTTTGATTGGTGGTGGTGAGGGCAGAGCCCTACTAAATACAGGGCAGAACTCCAGACCAGTAGTTGCTAGGCGTGACTTTGATGTCTTTACTAGGAACCCAATGCCAAAACGACAGTCACGAGTCAGGTTCGGTCCATTGTAAATATCACTGCACATTTGCAAGTGTCGCACAATAAAGGAGAATATTATGTGTGGATCATCTACTCCAGCCCCTCCAGTTCCCCCGCCTGATCCTGCCATTGCAGAACAGCGCCAAGCTCAACTCGAAGCAGCTGTGGCTTCAAAGACAGAAGATAAGCAGCGCCGATTGCAGGAGCAACTTGTTCGCTCATCTGGCATGACTGGCTTTCGTTCTTTGATCTCTGGAAATAAGGGCGGCGGCGGCTTTGGTCGTGGGCTGTTAGATTAATATGATTGTAAACGAACTTCTACCTGATACGAGTGGCACTAAATCCGAAGTACTTTCAAGTCGCTTTAGGCGAGCTAAAGGTATTAAGGACTTGTGGCTTCCCAAGTTTGAGGAATGCTATGAGTATACAATGCCGCAGCGTGAAAGTCTGTATGCCCAGACTCAGGCTCAGGTTCGTACTGATAAAATATTTGATGAAACTGCCGTAGTCGGGGTGCAAGAGTTTGCATCTCGGCTACAGTCTGGCCTTGTTCCTAACTTTGCACGCTGGGCAGACCTTATTGCTGGCTCTGAAATTCCTAAAGAACAGAGATCAGAAGTAGATAAGGCTCTTGAAGACGTCACAAACTATATCTTTGAGATCATCCAGAACTCAAACTTTGCTCAAGAAACCCATGAAGCGTTCCTTGATCTAGCTGTTGGTACTGGTTGCATCCAGATCACAGAAGGTGATGCTCTTAATCCAATTCTCTTTACTGCGGTTCCATTGAGCCAGCTTTATCTGGATACCGGACCTGACGATAAGATTGATCATATCTTTCGCGAACGAACCCTCCGCGCTTCCAATATCAAGATTGCTTATCCTAAAGCCAAGATCCCACCCGAACTTCAACGCAAATTGGATAGTGGCAAGGATGAGCATATTACTCTCGTTGACTGCACATATCGTATCTATGGTTCACTGGACGAAGAGCATCAACGCTGTGTCTTCGATCCTAAGACTAAAGATATTTACTTCGAAGAGAAGTTCACGGGTGTAGGTTCAGGCCAGTATATTGCCTTCCGTTGGTCCAAAGCTGCGGGTGAAGTCTATGGTCGTGGGCCATTGATGAATGCTATGCCGGCAATCAAGACCTGTAATCTTGTTGTGCAGATGACTCTTGAGAATGCCCAGATGGCAATCTCTGGTTTCTATACAATGGAAGATGATGGGGTAGTAAACCCTGATACAGTTCAGATTCTACCAGGAACCATCATTCCAGTAGCTCCAGGCTCTAATGGCTTACGGGCTATTGCACCGGCTGGTGACTTTAATGTCAGCCAGTTGATTCTAAGTGATATGCGGATGAATATCCGTAAGGCTCTCTATAACGATATGTTGGGCAATCCAGACAAAACTCCGATGAGTGCGACAGAGGTTGCTCAGCGTATGACTGATCTCTCTCGCCAAATCGGAGCTGCATTTGGACGTCTTTCATCTGAGTTTGTTAATCCTGTCCTTCGTCGTGTTATCTACATCCTGAAGAAACAGGGGCGTATTAATCTTCCGACTGTTAATGGTCGTGAGGTTAAAGTGCGTTCGACTAGTCCTCTTGCCCAGGCACAGGCACAGCAGGATATCGTAGTGTTTGATCGGTTCGTCGAACTTGTTCAGGCAAGGTTTGGACCGCAACTTGTAAATCTTCTTGTCAAAAGCGAAGAAGCATCTAAGTATCTCGCTGACAAGTTTGGTGTACCAGAACGTCTTCTACGCTCTGATAAGGAACGTGCAGATCTGGTAGCACAGATGACACAGATGACGCAGATGCAGGGAGCTATGCAAAATGGTGGACAAGCGCCTCCAAATAGTGGGGCCGGACGGAATACCCCGGTCGCCTGACAAAGAACATGAGCTTAACAAAATCTTCAACGGCATCTTTACGGGATCTGCCGGCTCTGAGGTATTGAAGTATTTACGCTCTATTACTATTGAAGCAGTGTCGGGTCCGAATATCTCATCGACTGAACTGTTTCATCGCGAGGGTATGCGCTACCTCGTAGGCATTATTGAACAGCGCATCTCAAGGGGAAAAAATGGCTGACTCTCTTATTTCTGGTGCTGCTACAGCGGATGCACCGACGACAGATACAACTACGGTTACTAGTAACCAGGCCTCAGAGCAGGATCAGCGACCTGATTGGCTACCTGAGAACTTCTGGGTTGAAGGAAAGCCACACTATGAGAACCTTGCTAAGAGCTACAATGAGATCCGTACAAAGTTTGGTAGTAAGGAAGATGACCTTCGTACACGAATCATTGACGAACTTTCGGCTGAAGCTATCGCTGATCGTCCTGAAGCTGTTGATAAATATGAGCTTCCTGAAGTTGAAGGTATTGACATTCAAGAAGTGGCTAGCCACCCGCTAACCAAATGGTGGGCTGATTTTGCTTTTGATAATGGCTTTGACCAGGACACATTCAAAACTGGCATCCAGAAATATATAGAAGCAAAAGTGTCTGACTTACCTAACTATGAGGTTGAGTTCAAAGCACTTGGTGATAATGCGGCTGCACGGACTGAAGCTGTTGGTCTATGGGTCAATAAGAACTTTGATCAGTCAGAACGAATGGTTGTAGAGAAGATTTGTACCACGGCTGATGGCGTTAAAGTCATGGAACGGGTCATGAATATGCTTAAAGACGGTGGATCTTCTTCTGCTTTTGAGCCGCCGCCTGAAGTTACAGACAAAGATATTGAGAAGATGATGCAGGATCGACGCTATTGGAACTCATCAGATCGTGATCCAGCCTTTGTTGCCAAAATTGAAAGCCATTTCCAGAAGAAATATGGAACTGGTAGATGATTATTCGTACCTTAAAGATCGAAGATCTTGATGAGTGCATTGAAATTGGGCGCATGATGCATGCCGAAAGTGTGTATCATGTCCACCCATTTAGTGAAGATAGGCTTAAGTTCCTATCTGATCTATGCTTAACCAATGAAAACTATATCTGTTTGATAGCAGAACATAATGATCATATCATTGGCTTAATGGTTGGCATCTCTGGACAAAACTTCTTTTCTGAAACTAAATTTGCTGCTGATCTTGCTCTGTATGTAGTTCCTAAACATAGGGGGTCTATGGCTGCTATCAGACTAGTAATAGAATTTACTAAATGGGCTCAGTCTGTAGGATGTCAGGAGTTACGCTGTGGTATCACTACTGGTATCAATGATGAAGTAGGGTCAAAACTCTATAAACGGTTTGGATTTGAATACAGTGGACCATTGTATGTAAAGCAGATTAGTCCATTGTGAAAAGTACAATAGGCAGAGAAACCTAGACCAAGGCCCGAATTAGCTGGATGAGCCCTGCAAAGGATAACTCTTCCCCCGGTGATTCTCGGATAACCTTATAACCCAAGGTTTAATCAAACATTGAAAGGGCGTAATCATGGCTATCACCATTGACCAGGCTTTTATCAAGCAGTTTGAGTCCGAAGTTCACATGGCCTATCAGCGCCAGGGCTCTAAGCTGCTTAACACGGTTCGTTTCAAGAATTCGGTTCAGGGTAAATCGACGACCTTCCAGAAAGTTGGCAAGGGCGTTGCTGCAACCAAGAGCCGTCATGGCAATCTTCCTGTCATGAACGTCGATCATACTAACGTAGAATGCACGCTTGCTGACTATTACGCCTCTGACTATGTTGATAAGCTCGATGAGCTGAAGACCAACATTGATGAGCGTCAGATTGTTGCTTCGAGCGCAGCCTACACTCTTGGTCGTAAGTCTGATGATCTGATCATTACGACTGCCGATACTACTACAAACACAATTACTGAATCTGGTTCAGATGGTCTGACTCAGGCTAAGATCAATACCGTGTTTGAATACTTTGGTCTGAATGACGTGCCAGATGATGGCGAGCGATACTTCGTGATCAGCCCTGCTGGTTGGGTTGATTTGCTTGGTATTTCTGCATTCTCTGATGCTGACTTTATTGGCCCCGATGAACTCCCGTATAAGGGTGGCATGGTTGCAAAGCGTTGGCTCGGCTTTATGTGGATGACGCACTCTGGTTTGTCGATCACTTCGACTATCCGCAAGTGCTATGCCTACCATCGCTCAGCTATTGGTATGGCCTCTGGTCAGGATGTTACGACAGAAGTCAACTACATTCCTGAAAAAGCGGCTCATCTTGTCACGGCTATGATGTCACAGGGTACTGCCCTGATTGACACCACGGGCGTGTACGAAGTCCAGATCAAGGAGTAATAAATCATGGCTCTTGTTGCTACTGATCTCACCAAAGTAGCTGGTGGTGCTAAGCAAGTTTGGCACTATCAGTCTGCTGATGCCCCTGCGACGATTGCAGCGTCTGGTTATTTTAATTCAGTAACCGATAATCTGCGTCAATGGGATACCATTCTGACTGTAGGTACAACTGGTGGTGTTGTCACTGTTGACCTTCTGGTTGTTACGTCCGCTACGGGCGCAGCTACTGTCACAACGACGAATGGAACCTAACTGATCTCATCTCAATAATGAGATAGATCTTGCGGGTGGGGCTACGGTTCCACCCGCTTTAGTATGAGGGATCACTGTGGCAACTACCTCTATTGATATTTGCGCTCGTGCTCTGATTATGATTGGAGCTAGTCCTATTACGTCTTTCACTGATGGGACTACCGAGGCAACAGTGGCCTCAAATCTTTATGAAGATACAGTTCGTGATCTTTTATCCCGCCATCGTTGGCGATTCGCTACAGGTCAGATTCAACTTTCAAGACTAACAGATACGCCAGATGCTAGATGGGATGCTGCTTATCAGCTTCCAGCAGACATGCTTGTGTTAAATGGCGTGACTATAACTGATGATAACATTGCTTTTGATCGCTATCAGGACATGGTTTATTGCAATGCAACAACCGAAGATCTTGTCTTTGCAGACTATATATTTCGTGCTGATGAATCTATTTGGCCTCCATATTTTACGACAGGCGTAGAATATCAACTTGCTTCTATCTTCGCATATTCAGTAGCAGCTCAAGATCAGCTTTCAGATCTGTTCGAAAAGCGTGCAATACGCCATATGACTATGGCTCGAACCATTGACAGCCAGAGTCAAACTACACGTCGTCTTAATGTGCAGAGATTTAATCAAGTTCGGACTACGATAAGAGGCTCTTAACCTATGGGTATGAAGCTAGTCCAAACTAACTTCTCGTCTGGAGAAATTGG